TTTTAGGACAAATGGCAGGTAGTCGTGCAGATGAGGTCATAGCAGATGACGTAGAAGTACCAAATAACAGCTTTACCCAACCGATGAGAGATAAATTAAGTGAAGCTGTAAAAGAATTTGATGCAATCCTCAAACCAAACGGTAAAATAACCTTTCTTGGTACACCACAAACAGAACAATCTCTATATTTAACCCTGGAAGAACGTGGATATACCACACGCATATGGACTGCACGTTATCCAGAGATAAAAAACAACTATGGAGACAGATTAGCTCCTAAGTTAACAGAGAAGCTTGTACAAGAGCTTGTAAAGCCTCAAGAACCTGTTGACCCTGATAGATTCTCATCAATAGATCTGATGGAACGAGAGGCTTCCTATGGCCGTTCTGGGTTCTCTTTACAGTTTATGCTAGACACTAGCTTATCTGACCAGGATAGATACCCTCTAAAATTATCAGACCTAATAATATCTTCAGTTAATCTTGATCATGCACCAGAAAAGGTCATATGGTCTTCTTCACCAGAGTATGTCATCAAAGAATTACCTTGTGTAGGGTTTAACGGTGATCATTTCTACCGACCTGCCCAACAATTCGGTGATTGGATTGAATATACAGGCTCTGTAATGTTCGTAGACCCCTCTGGGAAGGGCCGAGATGCCACTGGTTACGCTGTTGTGAAGATGCTTAATGGTAACTTATACGTTCCCGATGCAGGGGGTCTTAACGGTGGTTACAGTGATGCAGTATTAACAACCTTATCTAAGATCGCTAAGACAAATAAAGTCAATACAATCCTTGTAGAGTCAAACATGGGTGGTGGTATGTTTGCAGAACTAATGAAACCTTTTCTTATGAGGTATCATCCCTGCGAAGTGAAAGACGTTAGAAACAATAAAACTAAAGAATTACGCATAATAGATACCCTAGAGCCTGTAATGAACTCTCATAGACTCATAATTGACCGTAAGGTAGTAGAAAAAGATTATAGATCTAACCCTAATGAAGCACCAGAAAGAAAACTAAAGCTTCAACTCTTCTATCAAATGTCCAGAATCACTAGACATAGGGGTTCTTTAGTACATGATGACATCCTTGACGCTCTATCTGGTGCTGTAGCTTACTGGACTGAGTACATGAATCAGGATGAAGACCGTAATATAAGATCTCGTAAAGATGAATTACTAAGAGTTCACCTAGATAACTGGGGTTCTCTTATGAATAACACCATTACTCAAACTGCTATGGGGATGAATCCTTCTCAGATAAGTAATTCTAATGCACCCGATGATGGTTTTATAAGTAAATCTTATTAAAGCCCACTTGTAGATAGATCATGGGGGGATTATAGGGGGGTCGTTAAGATCTATCCATAGACAGACTATAGATTTGACCTTCATCAGCATCATCATTATAATCAACCCATAGGTTCTCTCTCCTCATAAAGACCCTATTAAGACCCTTGTAGTTTCCTTCTGGGTGGTTCTATAAGGGTCTATACAAAATATTTTTGACACAAAAATTTGAAAGGCTTACGCATATATACATATCTTGTCTGTCCCCATATGATGTTATTTTTTGTAGAAAAAAGCTATATATAGAGTCTTTTATATGTAGTACTGTCATAGAGACAGCACTGCAAGTTAACTTATAACTAGGATCTAGGGGTTTTTATAGTGAATTGGACAGTAAAAGGACAATAATTGGACACGATAGGGGGATATATAGGGTCTATTGTTACAAAGTGTAAAGATTTCTATGTTTTTATTTTATCGATAGCGGGCTTATAGTAATAATTCAATCAGTACTAGAAATTATTTTTATAGTACTAATCCCAGAAACTTATTAATTAAATGCAAACAATCACAACACCTTATAGTCCAACAACATTTAAAAAAGTGTTTGACTTTGGAAAGATTGACTACTACGGCAACGGCAGAAAAACCTGTTTAGTTGAAATAGAAGTTCAACTTAAAGACGGCTGTTTTACAGCTAGTGGGCAAGTGTGGAATAACCTTAGAACAGATATTGTTATGGGTGGTCAATGCTTAGACAGTCTTAAAGAGTATCTAGGCAACAACAAAGCTTTTAAAACTATTTACAGAATATGGAAGCTTTACCATTTAAAAGATATTCAACCTGGAAGCCCTCAACAAACAGCCTATTTAAATACATTAACCAGGCCAGAGGATGCAGAGTTCTACACTTGGGAATGTGACCGACTAAAAGAAGTTGACCTCTATGAAGATAAATCTTATTTAGTAGATGGCAAGCCTTACAAGTACGGCTCAAGATGGCTTAAAGCTGAACTACCACAGTCAATAATTAAAGAGATAAGAGATCTTTAGACAATCCCTTAAAGCCTCTGCGGAGGTTTTAAAGGGTTCTCTTAACAAGTGAACCTTAACCGCCCAGTTATTAATTTTAATTATTATGTCTAATTCTTTTAATGCTGTTGCTAAAAAGCACCAGTTAAGAATAGCTAAACAAACTATAAAGAATCCTCACCTAGCTTTATTAGGTGGGATGTCTTTAGAGCAAGCCCAGGAAGTAGTTAAGAGGTCTAAAAAATGATTATTAAATCAAATAGCACTTTTTCATTAGTGCAAACAATAACCGATTCAATTTTATTAATTGTTAATGGTACATATTCTCAACCAGTTTTGAGATGTTGGCATATATCACAAAAAGATGATGCTATTTATGAATTTAACAGGATTACAAAATGACTAATAAAAACCCTGATTTAGTTAATGTAAGACTGCCTATTTATTGGGCGTCTTATATAGCTAATAATGTTAAAGACTCTTTAGAAGATGGGGAAGAGCAACTTATTGAAGAAACTTTAGATTTAATAGGTGTTAAACGTGAGCATAACGCTGATGTTAAAGAAGATGTTCATTTTGAATATCCTTATTATCCTGGCTTAGATGCTGGAGACTATTGTACTTATGTCTTTTATCAACTATGACTAACGACAAATACGACTACGAGAAAGACCTTAAATCTGCTAAACGTGCAGAGATAGAGCGTATATGGTTCGCCCAGGAGGCAACTAATAAGGAATTATTAGAGGCTTATAAAGCTCTAGATACTAAGGAGAAAGATGACTAGTCTTATTGTTTGGATATGCTTAGTTATTCTCTTGTATATCTTTCTTAAAAACTTTATTAACCACGCCTAGTTAACTCTAGGCTTTTTCTTCTTTTTATTTTTTATTATTTCTGGTTTTATTATCCTTGGCCAACTTTTAGATGGACTCTTAAAAACTTTTTTGTAATAGTTTTTATGGGTTCTTCACTGAACCTTTATCCCAGATTATTATTTTTTATGGCACAAAAAGAAACAAAAACTAATGACTCTTTGAGAATTAGTATCTCTCTAACAAGAGAACAGTGGACTATACATAGCCTACTACTAAAGCAATCAATTCCAATGCTTGAGCAACCATTATGGAGGACTGCCGAGCAAATTGAAAAGATGTTTGAAGCATCACTCATGGCAGCAAATTTAGAAAAGGAGATTGTTGAACATGAATGACCACAGAATGTATAGACCTTATCCAAAAGAAATAAAAGAAGATAGAAATCAACTTATTTTAAGTATGAGAAAAGAAGGCCATACATTGCAATCAATAGCTAATAAGTTTGGTTGTTCTAGAGAGTGGATAAGATTAGTTCTTAAAAATGAATTTAACACCACAAAAAAATTTGTTTTTAAACCCGAAAAATATTGTGGAGCAGATGAATATACTGCTCACGATATAGTAGAACTTACTGGTTATCCTTTTGAATATTTAGGAATTTTGATTAGCAAAAACTGGATACCAAAAGCAACTAGAGTTATGAATACTGAGATGAATAGTAAAATAGACAGACATTTTTGGAAACAAACTGATATTGATAAGTGGATTAAACTTAAAATTAAATATTTAAAAATTGCACTTGAAGGTTATTTGCAATGCAGATTAACATTCCGAACAGAAAAATATCGTTGTGCATATAAATTTACTCATCCTAATTTACAAAGAAGGTACAAACTGCTTGTACAATTGCAGTCTGGTGATTGGAAAGGCAAACTTTCATATAATTCAAGACGTAATGATGAAGTGATGAAAGAATTTTATGGTTATATCAAACCTTTTGAGTATGTTCCAAATGATTATTCTAAATATCTAAATGAAAAAAGTAATGAAGATTATGCAGAAAAGGGTTTGTTCAATGGTTTGACAACAGCAAAAAAGATTCAGGTAAGTAACTTAACTTTAATGAATTACAGAAGACAAGGTGTTTTAAAAGAAGGTACACACTACATTAAAGGAGATCACTACTTTCACCAGTATATGTATTACCCAGAAAAAACCAAACAAGCAATTATAGATGCTGGTTACGATCAAAAACTTGCTGATGCAGCAAGAAAAAGATGGGCTAAAAAAAGGGGGGAAGATGTCTGATTATCCATACAACCTTACAGCAATAGCTACTCATTTAAGGGAGCTTGCAAAGTCTATTGCTAAGAAGCTAGACATAAGTGAACAGGATGCCTGGGATCTTTGTATTGAAAAACTTGAATACAAGTATTCATACATGACAAGGGAGGAGAATAATGATTAAATGTCCTAACTGCAACAGCGACAATACTATTGTCTTACATACAAGAGAAAGGGAAGCTGCATATCTTTGGAGGTCTAGAACCTGTAAGGAATGTGGTAAGAACTTTAGTACAAGAGAGTACAGCTTGGAAGAACTTGCCAAACTTATTGATGAAGGTAAAGAATCTCTTGATATTATGCGTGGTCACTGCGATGAATTACTAAGTGACCTACAGGTTTTAATCTCTCAATACTCAAATCGTAAGGAGGTTAAATAATGAAGTTTACTGATAGCCAAAAAGATTTTATTCTTGATTCTCTTACTACTGAAATTACTAATAAAGAAATACTCATAAAATATTGGACAGATAAAGCTGAAAAAGAAAACAACATACAACTTAAAAATGGTATGAGAAAAATGATTGAATATGCAGTACAAAAATTAGAAGAACTAGAAGAAATGATAAGGATAATAAATGAGTAATCAAACTGATTTAGAAGATCGGATGTGGAGTCGTGGCTTTGACAGACGGCAACGCAACATCAACAACAACTTATCTAAAGGAACAGAATCAGAAACAGATTATGCAAAGACCATGATTAAAGCAGGTCTTCTACCTTTTGTTGATGCTATACAACAGTTCCTTGATAGAGCTTGGAGAGGTACACCAGGGGTAAAAGCTACAGCAGCAATCAAGCTACATGAATTTAAAGATGTAGATGTTATTGCTTTTATTACTTTTAAAGGTGTTATTGATAGTGCTTCCCAAAACAAAACAGCCACACAAGCAGCACTACAAGTAGGGCATATGCTTGAAGATGAACAGAGGTTTACTTTGTTTGAACAGCAAGATAAAAAACATTTTACAAACGTCAAGCAGCATATATCAGATACCAATCATCAAAGGTATAGACGCAATATGATGATGGGTCACATGAGAAACAGAGGTTTTGTTTTTAAATCATGGTCAAAAGAGGACAAACTGAAGGTTGGTTTGAAGCTTATAGATATAATGATTAGTGCTGTTGGGATGGTAAAACTTTCTACTGTCAGATCAGGTAAACAAACAAAAACATATGTTGAATTTACGCAAGGCACTATGGATTGGATAAAACGACAACGCAAAAATAGATTAGCTTGTTATCCATTGTATGAACCATGCGTAGAGCAACCGATTGATTGGACTAGCACCACTGAAGGTGGTTTTCATACAAAAAGACTTAGACATATCAAAGCAATCAAATCAAAAGACCTTACTTACCATGAAGAAGTAACAAAAAGAGAACCAACAGCACTTTATACAGCACTGAA